TGATCTCAGTCTGAATAAGAGCCTGAGCCTCCTTGTCGAACTCGTCCAGGTAGGTGTTTGCGAGAGCGAGAGCCTCGCGTGCAGCCATAACCTTGCCACCGACAGTCTGCGTGTGACGAATCTTGAATGACTGCTTCACACCCTGAAGAGCCATGTTCAGAGTGTTCTGGCACACAACGCGGACGGGAGTGATGGAAGCCTGCACAGCGGTAGAACCGTCATGCGAGGTGTGGACGAGAAGGTAGGACTTCACAACATCCGAAACGCCGTTGGGATCAAGGACAGTCTCACGCTCAAGCGCAAGCGAACCGAACACAACGCGACCCTGACGAATAGAACCAGCAGTCTCCCAGCGACCACCGTCAAGCAGCGCATCACCGAAGTCGAAAAGATCCTCGTTCTGAAGAACGTGGTAGCGCTCACCAACGGTGGCGAGAACGTCAGTACCAGAGTCGAAGGGATTGTCACGAAGGACCATGTAGGAAGGCGTGATCACATTGTACGCCCTGGGGTAAGGAACGGCCTCCAGGCGAACGTTCCAGTTGGACAGGTAAGCCGCATCCAGCATCTCCTGGGTGGACTTCTCCTCAAAGAACACGGTACCAAGACCATGCCATGCGGGTTCGCGGAAGGAAGCAAAAGCCTGCTCTCCGTTAGCGCCAACCTCTACTGCGTGTGCCATATGTATCTCCTTAGTTGATTGAACTTATAGAAGAACTATACACCCTGGGACTGACATTGGGCAAGGATATTTCTAAAAAATCTGGGGGAAATATTCTCGCGTCGTAATTGACTTATGCCGCTGGCGCGGACAAGATCTTGCACGCGGAGTACCCCCAACGGGATTCGAACCCGTGCCGCTGCCTTGAAAGGGCAGTATCCTAGGCCACTAGATGATGGGGGCGTGTGAGCAGTTTATTATGCAAGACATGCTCAGGTCTGCAGGGCGGAGGCGTAGTTAGGATACCACCGCTGCCTAACTCTCTGTCCAGTCGATATCCATACGATCCTCTGAGAAATCAGACTCTATATCGCTGTAGTAGGACGCATCAAGACTAGCATTCAGAGAATCCTCAAGTCTATCCATGTCGAAGTTAAGCGGTACAGTAACAACACCAGAGAATGTGACGGTAATTGTCACATCGTAGTCCTTGGTGATATTGAAACCAAAGATATCGACAATGCTCTGAGAGATATTCTCATCGATGTAGTCGAACTGATCCTTGATGTATTCCTCAAGGTTGTCAATCATTGACTGCTTCTCATGAGCCTTACCCCGCCAGAAATCACGGTCGGTAGTAAAAGCCTCCACCTCTGAATTCAGACGGTTGATCTCAGTCTCAAGATCACGATACCTCTGCTCCAACTCCTGCATAGTGGGCGGGTAAGGATGAATGTTAGTCATACTAGGGTCAATCATGTCATACCTCCATCAAGGTCTTGGCGTACTTGTTGATGAACTCGTTCAGCGAGAACGTGACAATGATATCAGTCAGAACTCCCGACTTCCAATCATAGTCATAGAGAGTTACCTCGCGGAGTGCAAAGTCATACACAGGAACCTTATGCTCGTTGTCTGCGAGGTAGTTCACAGTAACACCCCAGCCAAGATCGCCAGACCAAGACTCGCCAACCAACTGCGAGATGATGATGCGATTTGCATAAGCCTGGTCGTCAATACGACCAACATTCTGAACATGGTCAAGAGCATTAGCAAACTTAGCAAGCATACCCTCGCCTGCCCAATGTCCGTAGACGAAGATGATGTTGCCGTCATTCTGACGGATTCCAAAGTTAGCGCGGTCTCCCATGGTAGTGCCTTTCGTTAGTAGGTAGTGAAACTCTATCATGAGGGTCTGACATTAGTCAAGACTTTGTGCCCCCAGCGGGACTTGAACCCGCACTCCGATATGGAACTTGATTTTGAGTCAAGCGTGTCTGCCAATTCCACCACAGGGGCGTGGGGGCAGTTTTAGCGATCATACCCAGGATCTTCCTACTATCGACCAGCAGGGATGCCGTGCTTCAATGTCTCCAACGCGGGGGTGGAGTCAATGAACTTGCCATTCTGACGAGTGACAATACGAGTCTGGACACCATAACGGGTATTCCAGGTCTCAAGGTAGGTGAACTTAGGGGTCTTGCTCTTCTTGCTTGCCATTATTTTCTCCTTCTACTAGTAAACGGGAAGTGCATCAACTACGGCAACAATCTTACCATTTGCCGCTTTCGCAATCAAGTTTGCGCGGGTCTGATTATGAATCGTGATATCGAAATGGGTATCATCATATACATCATACTCCACGCCATGCTTGATTGCTTCAAATACCCCCGCGCCCGTGGATGAGCGGGAGGGAGTACGGATAGTAGCAATCATGTTCCCTCTTTTCTGTTGTAGTACTACTATAGCCTAGGGGTATGACAGCCACAAGGAAAAATTCTGGGAATTCTGGAGAAATTTCTTAATCGTCGTAATTGACTAGATTTTATTGCGCGGCTAAGAACTTACCCGCCCCTCAGTACTCCCCTTCATCATAGTAGGGGTCATAGTCAGGAGACATTACCTTACGCCAGTAGTAATCGCCAGGGTTGTAGTTGCAGCCAAGGCCGTCGGTGTGACCGCAGCACGGGTAGTCTTCACAGCGAGCCATTTTTCCTCCTAGGTTGATGAGCCAAACCTATCAGAAATTCCAGGGGCTGTCAAGCCTCGTCGTAAACTATTTTTATTTTTTTTACGCGGACAAGATCTTGGCCGCGCAGGGTTGCACTCGCAACCCTGGCGACAACTAGATAAAATCCACCAAATCCCCATCCATGATCTCTGAGGGATCGACTCCCAAATCTTCTGCGATGGCCTCCCACAGTTCATCCTCTGAGAAATTGCCATCGGCGGGAAGGTAGTCAAGGTAACTCATATCAGTACTCCTGTTCGTCTACTTGGTCGATAATGTCATTGTAGAGGGACTTCACGATCCATCCCTGATCCATCAGTTCCCGCAGACACGTTAGGACTGCATCCCAATCTGCGCGAGGCATCTCTACCTTTACCATCACACACCCGCCAATCTCTTACGCTCTACACCCGTCATGCCACCATAGACATGCGGCTCAAAATCCTCGTTGCGAATTGCAAATGCGAGGCAATCCTGCACAACGCTGCACGTTGCACAAATCGACTTAGCCTTTTCGATGCGCGAGGCAACACCTGAGAGAAACAGGTTGCTGTCCGCATCCTTGCACGCTGCACTATCCTGCCACATTCTGATCCTTCTTCCATTCACGCGCTTCCTTGCGCTTGATGATTCTACGTTCCATCTTATCGGAGGGGACTGACAAGCAGCACCCGAAGTAGCACCGCAGGCGGTGCTTGCCAACATTGCGTCGGGACCTAAGCAGGAAAATCACTCCCATCCAGAATCTCGTAGTCTCCGAAATCCCCCTCGCCTTCAGCAGCGAGATCGACAATCCAGTTGAGCGCAGCATCACGCTCAAAGAATGAACACATGTACTGTCCACCGTAGTAGACCTTGTAGATATTCTGCATTAGAAAGGCACCTCCTCATAGCGCACCCCATCGACAATCAGAGTGCCGTCGTCCAGATACATGCACCGCGCATAGTCGAATGCATGGTCGCCAAGCATGTAGTAGTTATCTAGCCATGCCTTCTCAAACTCTACTGTGGTCATGCTCCCACCTCCACAATCTCAACGGTCTGACGGGGTGATGCCCAAAAGTCTCGGATAGTCTCAGCACCCTCGCGGGTGGCGACCGTGGAAAAGAACTCTCCATCTACGAACACCTTGTATGTTGTCATGGCTTCACCTTATCATCAGGGTCTGACACCCAAGGGTTGGGGTCAAGGTCAAGGGTGGCCTCCAAACGGAGGAAATTCTCGTATAGTTCTTCTAGGTTCATGCTGAGATCCTATCATCTAGGTCTGACAAGCAATTGCAATCATAGGCAACCTTGAGGTAGTCCTCAAAGGCTTCCACGGTCATGATGCCCTTGTATTCACGGCAAAGGCCGCACCACTTGGCATCGAGGTCAATCTCGTTGTCGCAAAAGCAGCAAACGAGGTGGGAATGGAGAGTGTTGTTCATTACTAGCCTTTCTTTCTATGCCCTAAGGCTATCATGGGGGTCTGACATTCACCCAATCGAAATCCGATTATCGGTCATATTCTATGTGGTATAGATCACAAATTCTGGGGAAAAATACGGTGTGTCGTAACTTGACACCGCGCAGGGCGCGGACAAGATCTTGGCCGCGCAGGGTTGCACACGCAACCCTGTCGGCTACCTTTTCCAAAAAGCGGTGACGATAAAATACACTACGGCAAACGGTGCTAGAAATACTACAGCCGCACCCAATACTGAGAGCCATGCGATAGCGTCAGTCATCACACCCCCACAAAATCGCGCAGCATCTCCCGAAAGTTCTCTAGCGTGATATCGTTCATGAGTATTCCTCCGCAATAACGACCGCGACGATGAACCTATCATCATCGGTTGCACTCTCTACCCTATCCCAATCTTTATCAGTCCACCCGCTAGTGTCAATGACAACTAGGCCGTGTGCGCTTCCATAGTTTCCATCCATTGCAAAGTATGTCATGCTGCACCCCCTCGCACGATAATCCAGATAAGAGCCTGCGCGGTGCGCGGGGTGATTCCGAATTGCTGCGCGACAGCCACGACAGCCTCCGAAAGTAGCGCGTACTGAGACTTATTAGGAGAGTCGGTATCCATGCCAGCGGCTCGCATCATCCAAACGTCGATGACGACAGCGTTAGCGTCGCCTGCAATAGCGCGAGCGAATGCATTAGTCTTGGCACCCTTGAGCGCATCGAATCCCATGAGGATAGAAGCCTCCGCCATGCGAAGATTATTGCCCAATCCCTTAGGGGTCTGACCGAGCGAGAATGCGATAGCCTTAGCGACGTTAGTGGACCAACGCTCACGCGGCGAGAATGCTGCGACGATGGATGCGCCTACCTCTAGGGTAGTGTCAAGGTTGCGAGCAACCTCCTCCGCAACTTCCTCCGCGTCACGATACCAGACGGCTGCTTGCTCCATCTGCGCGAGGGTGGCGGTCATGATAAGGCTCTCAAAGCGAGCGGCGTAGGTAGCAAATGCGACTGTGCCCTCAGGGGCGGTAACTGTAATCATGAAATGATCCTAGCACTAGGGTCCGACATTGGGAAGAGGGAATCAGTCATTTTCGATAACGAAACGATCACGATGCTTAGGCTTACGAGAATACTTAGCCTTATTCCGATGGGGTTGCGCGATATTACTCCGACGCAATTCCAAGGTACGCTGAATTTCATCACGGGTGCGCTTGCGATTCTTGATCATGGAAAAATCCTAGCATACCCCTCCGACAATGACAAGAAATTCCAGGGAAAATTTCTTATCGTCGTAACTTGACACCGCTCCTGGCGCGGCTAAGATCTTGTCCGCGCTCTAAGATTTGTCAAGTCTAGTTCGAATATTCTCCGCAAGAATGTGTAGAGCCTTCTCCAGTTCTTCCAAAGTTTCGAAGTCGCCAGGATTCTCAGCACATGCCCACATGCGCTTGCATCGTGTGAGCAATTCCTGTATGTCATTCCATTGCATTGTCATATTGATATCGAATGGACGGCGTTCTGCTATTTTCATTCCGACAACCACCTTTCAGCAGCCGCAGCAAACTCTACGAATGTAGGTCGCGTTCCCTTTTCAGTCATGCCAAACGAAAACACATCGAATACCTTACCACTAGCAGAACGAATCTCTACGGTGTGCGAACCATTCCATTCGAAAGTGTAACCACTTTCGCTATCTATGATGGATAGACGAAACATGTCACTCTCCCCCCGTCCCAAAGTTCTCCATGAACATTGCAAATTCGATCAGAGAAACATACGGGTACACCTCATGCGAGTAGTAGTCTGCCAACTCTGGCAGAGGCTCAGTTACCCAATCCCCATTCTTGAAGAATGCAAGTTCGACAGAATGCGGGAAGCGTGCATAGGCTCCCGAACCTATGGCGATAGAAACCTCATCGGCCATTGGATGCGAGATAGATGCGCGAGCATTAACAAGATAGTGCTTCCCGACTGTTTCTGCGCGGGTAATCATTCCATTCCTCCTACGATAGCCATAGCAGTAAGGATACCGCTAATGATGACGAATGACAAGACATGCTGTGCGAATGTTCTCATGATTCCTCCCTCTCGCATGTGCATGATCCAAAGTTACCACGGGTGTCTGACAGTAGAAGCCTGCCACAGTTAGCGCATTTGCGGAACACTAGAATTCCAATCCCATAGAAGCCAGTCCTGTGATCAGTTCAGCCTGGATCACAGGATCATTCTTGTCCTCAGGCTTGAGCCACTTTACCATAGCAGAGCCACGGGATTGCATAGTGTTGCCCTGTGTGTCGGTCACAAGGAACCAGTCATCCTCTAGCGGTTCGATGATGAACCACCTAGTATGAAGCAGTCCCCTGTCATTCTCTCCAAGGATGCCCTCTACAAATGGAGGACACTCTCGCATTGGAGTAGTGACGATGCGATCTACTGAATCGATCATGCCTTGACCGCCTTTCCTTTGACGACGTTCCACTCTCCACAACCAGCGCACCAGAAGGAGAGGCCGGAAGCGATAGTGGACTTATGAATCCCTACACATGGTGTCTTTCTCATGTCTCCGACTCTACACTAGGGGACTGACAATGGTCAAATCCAGAATGCATACAAATCGGACATTTTCAAAAAAATTTAAAAACAATTTTTCCAGGAAATTTTCCAAGGAGTTTTTAATGTGTCGTAACTTGACAATTGGGTTCCGCGTCTAAGATCTTACCCGCGCCTCAAAAACCCTTATTTTATAAGGCTTTTTTAGGTGTCTGAAAAACCCTTGTATCTAAAGGCTTTTTTGGGCCTTAGCCTGCGCGATCAGCGCACGGTAGTAGTCGATGCGATCTGCATCCTGTTGTGCTGCAGCATCGTGACCAATGCGAGCGACCAATGCACGCCGCGCACGTTGCGCTGCACTCTGTCGTGGCGCAATGCCACGGTATGGTGATGCGTTCATTAGATCAGCCACCTCCGATCCTCATCAGACTGAGCGAAGGGGAACACCTCAGTCATTCGACCCTGGCTGATGGTGCTAACGCACTCCCATGCAACCTGAGGCTTAGTGACTCGCCCACCACGGAGCGAGAGGACTGACGGAACCTTGTAGGCTCCGATCATGTAGATCCCATGCGAGTTGAAGGGATCAAGGATGCACTCGCTGCAACGGCAAGCGGGTGCGGGACTCTTAGGAGTCCTGATAGGTGTAGTGCTAATCATTGTCTAACCTTTCTTTCTTACGGTGTGGCCTAGGGCTCATCCCTCATGGGGCTTATTTGCCTAGGAATATTCAGTTATAGGTACACCCTACCATGAGGGTCTGACAGTCAGGCGAAAGCCTTAGCCCGATGACAGTTAGCGCACAGGATATCGTCATTGACGATAGCCATTGCAGCGTAGTGCTTTTCTCCACAGTCGTTGCATCGCGCATTCTTGACGATGCTACGGACGGTAGCCTTGGTGATTCTCATGGTCACCTCCTCTCTCTTGCTCATGTATCTAGTCTGACATGGGGGTCTGACATTGGAAACGCTTACTGTCCGATATGTCTATCAAGAATCGTGTGATCTAGATCACCGAACAATTGTTCGAAAACGTACGAAAAATATTCAGGCAAAACGGGCATACAATTGTAAAGATTTGGTAAATATTCCACGAAATAACTTGACACGGACATAATATGTATGGGCGCACTATTTGTCCGATTTTGCGCTACCAAGAAAGTGTATCATCCAAATTAGCAAGCCATTAACATTTTCATCAAATTAAAATATAACAGTTTTATAACGGCAAATGGTATAGTTATCAAAAATGATAAGATATCTTCCATTTATGAGAAGTTTTACTGCACTACAATGCAGTAAAAAGTAAAAAAATACTGCACTATAATGCAGTATTAAATTTAAATTCCTAGAAAGTGAGAAATACTAGTAGGCTCATCATCAATTGGAGTCCTATGCTGATTATAGGAAGCGCGGGTATCACGGGAATGTCTCGCATGACATATTTTACATATCACACGACATTTACTTATCTCCTTGTAGATAGTGTCCCATGCATAGTCAGATCGTATCAGATCTGATACATTGCCTTTCTTTTGGTTAGGATTTATGTGGTCAAAATCTAAATCGACAGATTCAAATGAAAAATCGGGGGGAAGAGGGCAAGATCCACTTTCACATCCTCTAGATCTCTTAATAAGACCAGATAAACGCCATTTAGCCTTACGCTCTCTATTGCGTTTTTCATTTCTTGTCATAATGAATAATTTCTATCATTTATGCGTCCATCATGAATGGCACAAACTAGTTCTAGAGACATAGAACTAGGATACTTCTCGTAAAGTTCTGATCTAATATCCATAAAAGAGTGTCCTTGAAAAGTCCATTTATTTACTATGGATTCAAAAATTTCTTTAGAAATTTTATTATGCTTTTTACCTAAAAATACAGCATTAGATATCCAATTTGTACATTCTTCGTTATTATTTATTTTATCTAAATGCTGCATAGTGCTTATCGGTATGTAATTATTTTTTTCATCTAACTCAAGGCAAAACTTTGAAATGGGGGGCATACATATCATTTCTTTATCTTCATGTTTTTCTATAACTCTATCAATAGGAAAAAGGCAGGCGGAGTCTAGGTCTGCCCATATTCCTCCATACTCATAAATAACTACTTCTCTCCATATGTCAGATTGACCCATTGGGTGATCATAATTATCATCGAAACGATTGAGAAGTTCGGGAGAATTAAATTTCTCTAAATAAGATCTCATATCCCTATTAGGGATATAGCGATATTCCCAATCAGGGTTCATTACTTGCCAGGTTTTTGTTGTTTTTTGATAAATTTCTGGAAGATCTTGATAATCCCATTTGTGAGTTTGCCATATTATCTTAGGGAAGTTTCTTGTCATTATTTTTTCCAAGTCATCGCAATGACAAAGCACACCGCAGATGCTAAAAATAAAAGAATAAATTGAATATCGTTACTACTCATCTTCATCCATAATCAAAGCGGGGGCGGGAGCAAAGACCTTTCCTTCTTTGTGTCTATTGTACATTTCAAGCATCTTCTCTTGATTACTTGTACTAATACACAACATATCGTAATTGCGTGCTAATTGAATGTATATTGCTGATAATAACTCTTGAACAATTTCAAACTGTTCGTCAGTCATCTTGCTCCTCATCGTCTTCTATAATGATAGCATCATGTATATCATCAGTATCAAACTCTATGCGCCATGGTAATGGCTTCATCTGAAATCCCGTCGCTTCTACCATTTCCCCGCCCTCATATACATCGATTTCGACATATGGGGTAATGTCGTCATCATTTTCTATCCAGGCTCTCATGTGACAAGACTCAATGAATAAGGAAATGCTTCTTCTGCGAGCGACTTCATTGCAAGAGCATAATCTGTTATTTCTTTCTGTGCGTCGTGGGCTAATCTCTGCTGAAGGAAGTGCATAACTCCATGAAGTGATGTTGTCCACCTGTATCGCACATACATGCCATATGCAGGAAGGAACAATCTAGCCTGTTCTGCACATACACCCATCTCTAGGGCGTTCTGGTATTCCTTTTCTGCGGCCTCAATTGTGTTAAATAATCTCATCGTGAGTTCTATCCCTAGACCGTAATTAATTGGCTCTCCTGATCCCTGCTTAGAGTTCTCAGGGGCACTTCTCCAGTCTTCCGCCGTGGGGATATAGAATGCGGGTTCCTCTGTGATGTATCTGCGTGACGACTCATTCCATCCGTTCTGATCATCTACGAATGTGGAGGCAACTGCATACTTCCAATGTTGGCGTGCTACCATAAGTGGCGCGTAAATTTCAAAAGAAAGAACGCAATGTCTGAAGGGAGAAGTATGTTCTTCTTTCCAAAGGAAGTCAATTAGTTTCTTATCTTTACTTTTCAAAAGACCAGTCATATCTAATTCACTTCTTTTATCAAAGGAAACTCTAGCAGCATTAGCAACTTCTAAATCATTTCCCATAGTTGAAACTAGACCTACATAGCCTAGATTCAAAACATCAATCTTCTTCATCAATTTCCAATTCTTCTAAAACAAACTCAATATTGTTATATAATTCTAGTCCTGGATAAATCTTAAAATTGCAATCAAGGCAGTACAAGTATATTTTTTCATTGTACTCATCGTCTAATTCAAGATTGGGTACTAGAATAGGATGATCCTGATCAATGCTGCATCGAATCGGTATTACTTTATCTTTTAAACTATATTGATAATATTTGCTAAATATTTTTATATCCATAATATTGTTTCTTTCTTTATATATTGCAATTGTACATATGATCTTAGCATATGGCGAATATTATTATGTGATTCCCGCCACATGGACTCATTAAGTACACAATGCTATACTTTTTCGATGGGTGACGTTTCTTTTACTACTGCTGCTGAAAATATGAAAAAAATGGTACAGGGCTACCACGATATTATGGGTTATGGACATGCGTCCTATGAGATAATAAACGCTTTTGAGAGGGCCAATATCTCTTCAGAAATAGATTCTGATAACTGTCCAATTGGAATATCTATGGGATTCCCAACGGATTATAAGTTTTATCCAGGACAATACAGAATTGGATACACGGCCTGGGAATCCACAGAATTAAAGGATGGCTGGATTGATCCAATGTTATCTGTTGATGAATTATGGGCTACATCACAATGGACGGCAGACGTATTTAAAAATACTACGGGGAGAGAGGATATATTTGTCTATAAACACGGTATAACTATGGATTGGTCTCCATTAAAAAGAAATAGATCTGATGTATTTAGATTCCTCCATATAGGAGAGCCACAGGTTAGAAAGAATGGACAACTTGTTGTAGATGCCTTTACTCAGTTGTTCGGAAATGACGATTCTTTTCAATTAATACTTAAAGTATCTTCAATAAATACAACTAGGGTATATGCACCAGATGGCTCAATACTGGGAAGTCCAGACTCTAACTATAAAAATATAAAAATAATCGATGACTATCTTAGTCATGAACAGATGATACACCTATATCATAGATCAAATGCCATGGTATACCCAACGATGGGTGAGGGCTTTGGATTTATGCCGCTGCAATCTCTTGCCACAGGTATGCCAACAATATCAACATACGATTGGGCAGATTATAAAGAGTACATAACAAATCCATTAAATTCTACATTAACCACTAGCGAATATCCTATGTTACATCCTGGCAAAATATATAATGTAGATATATCAGACTTAATCAATTCAATGTCTAATTTAGTTGATAACTATGATAAATATTCAAAAATTGCCTATAAAAATTCTTTTAAGGTACACATGGATTATGACTGGGATCGTGTGACTGAACCCACAGAAAAAAGAATTAAAAAAATTCTTAAAAGTCGCGCTTCATGAACGACAGAATGATACTATAGTAATTATCTTAATTTTATTTCCCATATATGGGATCAAGGAGAAAACATGTCACAAGGTATTGATAACCACTATGAAAACTTTATCGCTTTAAGCCGTTATGCTAGATGGCTTTCTGACGATAACCGCCGCGAAACTTGGGGTGAAACCGTTGATAGATACTTCACCTTTATGCGTACGCATTTGAGAGAAGAATGCGGATATGAGCCTTCTGAGGATCTTGTTTCAGAAATAAGAGAGGCTGTTTTCAATAGAAATATCATGCCTTCAATGCGAGCAATTATGACTTCTGGAGCAGCACTAGAAAGAGATAATGTTGCAGGATATAACTGCTCATTTTTACCAGTAGATAGTCTTAGATCGTTTGACGAGGCTATGTATATTCTTATGTGTGGCACGGGCGTTGGATTCTCTGTAGAGAGTGTTTATGTAGATAAACTTCCTACCGTTAACGAGCATTTTGAAAAAACAAACACAACTATTGTCGTTGAAGATTCTAAGTCTGGATGGGCAAAAGCACTCAGAGAACTACTTGCTCTCTTGTGGCAAGGACAGGTTCCCACATGGGACGTTTCTAAGGTAAGGCCAGCAGGGGCAAGACTTAAGACTTTCGGAGGTCGCGCATCTGGACCAGAACCATTGGTTCAACTATTTGACTTCTGTGTAAATATTATTAAGGGTGCAGCAGGAAGAAGGCTAAGGCCATTAGAGGCACACGATATTATGTGTAAAATTGGAGAGGTTGTTGTAGTTGGCGGTGTTCGTCGTTCTGCTATGATTTCACTTTCTGATCTTAATGATCATGATATGGCCCGTGCAAAGCATGGAGCATGGTGGGAGTATAACTCACAACGCGCTCTTTCAAATAACTCTGTGGCTTACTCAGGTCGTCCAAGCATGTCTGATTTTATGTCAGAGTGGAAGAATCTTTATGAAAGTAAGTCTGGCGAACGTGGCATCTACAATGTAGCCGCCGCTCAGGGGCAGGCTGCAAAGTACGGTCGTAGAGATCCAGAAATTAGATATGGTACAAATCCATGTTCTGAAATTATTTTACGTCCGTATCAGTTCTGCAATCTATCAGAAGTTGTAGTGCGTGAGAACGATACAGAAAAAACACTTATGCGTAAGGTAGAACTTGCTACCATTCTAGGTACATGGCAGTCAACATTAACTAACTTTAAGTATCTTAGAAAGATATGGAAAGACAATACTGAAGAAGAAAGACTACTTGGAGTATCAATAACTGGACAATTTGGAAACAAGTTAATGTCAGGACAATCGGGATTAGATAAACTATCTCAGGTATTAAATAATCTTAGAGAGTATGCAGTAAAGGTTAATTCTGAAGAAGCAAAGGTACTAGGAATTAACCCTTCTGCAGCCATTACATGTGTAAAGCCTTCTGGAACGGTATCTCAGTTAACTGGTGTATCTTCTGGAATGCATCCATGGCATAATGATTATTACATTAGGACTGTTCGCGGAGATAAAAAAGATCCACTAACCAAGTTTCTTGTTGATTCTGGTGTGCCAGCAGAAGATGATGTGATGAAGCCAAACGATACAACAGTATTTTCATTTCCAATCAAGGCACCTAAGGACGCAGTTTTGCGTAATGACCTTACAGCAGTAGAGCATCTAGATATTTGGCTAACTTATCAGCGTGCATGGTGTGAGCATAAGCCATCTATTACTGTTTCAGTTAAAGAAGATGAGTGGATGGATGTAGGGGCATGGGTCTGGAAGAACTTTGATGAAGTTTCTGGAATTTCATTCCTACCATATTCTGACCATACCTATAAGCAAGCACCATATCAGGATGCTACAAAGGAAGAATATGAGTCGCTACTTGCAAAAATGCCAAAGGATATTCGATGGTCTGACATGGTGTTTTATGAAACAGAGGACGGCACTAAGGGTTCTCAAGAATTAGCATGTAGTGCTGATACTGGATGTGAAGTAGTAGATATAAATTGATAGATAAAGAATTAACTGTTATAAATAATTTTTTAGATTCGGATAGTTGTAATATATTAAAAAATACATTAAGATCAATCGTTATTGAAGACAAGAATACACCTAATATATATTACGCCGATCTAGGGTTTGCTAATGGAATAGATGCTTCAAAATTTTTTGAAACAGGATTTTTTTCAAGCGGAGACTTTGAAGAAGTTGATACATTATTAAAAAATACTATTTTGAAAATTAAAAATAAAGTAGAAAATTTTTTTGGAGAGAAGTTAGACCTTTTCCATTTCTGCTATCACATTATATTGCCAGGTGGATATCAAGAACTTCATTCTGATTCTACAGATTTAAATGGTGATCCAACTGGAATAAACGGAACACATGAGCCACAAGAATATTCTGCTTTACTATATTTAGGTGAAAGCAATAAAGACTACATTGGCGGAGAACTATCTTTTCCTAATCAGAAATTACGATTAAGTAATAAAATTGGAGATCTTGTAATTTTTAGAGGAAACCATGAGTATCCACACGAAGTGTATCCAGTAAAAAAGGGAATAAGAGACTCAATAGTTCTCTTCTTTTGCAAGACTGAAAACAATAAACCTATTTCCATTACTAATGTAGTAACAAAGAAATAAATGATGTATACTTAAATTGGAGGTAAAAAATGTGGAATTGGATTAATAATACAGACCCTGGAAGAGCAGTACGCTCCTACGTCGTTTCTTTTGTAACCGTAGTCCTTGGCCTATTCATTGCAGACGGAGCAGACCTTTTTGCTGTGTCTGCTACAGATTTGAAATCATGGTTGGCAGCAGGACTCGCTGCAGTATTACCAGTAGTTGTGACCGCTCTTAATAAGAGCGATCCTCGTTATGGATTAAAGAACGATGAGTAATTACGATGATGGCGGTGCAGTTGATCTTGCAGATATGTATACAGATCACCCACCAGCCGACTTTATTCCAGAAGAAGAGCCTATTGACCCATCACTAATTGTAGATAAGGATGATGATGCAAATGGTTAAGCAGCCTACAGCACAAGAAATTCAAAAGGCATTACTAGACCATGGAGTAGATGCCAAGTTTTATAAAGGATGGGATAAGAAGGGCAATGCCTGGTCGAATGGTATGCAGGCTTGCGTAGTCCATCATACATCTACTGCTAGCGCCCGTGAAGGAAATGGCGCACCATCACTATATTGGGCAGTAACAGCATATGCTCCAATGGCGGTAGCAAACCAATTAGTTGGTAAAGACAAATCAACAAATTGGTATCTTAGCGCTGGAGCCACTTATCATAGTGGCGACGGAGGTCCATGGTCAGCAGTAGGTGTTGGTGTTGGCAATGTACTTCATTGGAGAGCCTGGGGAATTGAAATTGATGATCCAGGTAAGGGAAAGACAATTAATTCCTACCAAGTAGAGCAAGTTGCTAGAACACTTGCAGCCCTATGGGACCTTAATGAATGGCCTGAAGATGGATCTCGTATTATTACACACGGAGATTGGACTGACTCAGGACCGTTCCTTGGCGAAAAGAATTATGGTCCATTCAGATATCGTAAGAACGATACACTTAGACAATATTACGATCAAAACTTCTGGAGAGCAGAAGCACGCAAGTATCGTATTAAGAATAAGCAATGGGATGAAACAATTCCATCCCGCGCAGCCGCAGACAGAGCAATAGTTGCTAATGCAGCAAATAAGGCTACCTGGCGAGTCGCTTGCAGAATGTACGATCTTGGAGTGTTAAGATATGTTCCAGAAAAAGTTGGAGTTCAGAAGTTCCCAGAAAAAGATTTAAAGAGATATCAAAGATCTCTTAATCTTCCTAAAGAACTTAGAACAGGAAAACCAAACGCCGAAACATGGATTGCATTATTCGGTAAAGATAAGCCTTAATTGCCCCGCCACCCACGCAGAAGGCCCACCGTTCCGCCACGGTGGGCTTTCTGTATTAGTCTTGATAGATGTTATAATTTTAACTAAGAGGTGTCTATTTTTATATGGAAGAAGTAAATTTTAAAGTAGTTCAAGGTGACACATTTGCAATTAGAGTTATATACAAAAATTCAAATGGGACTCCTATAAATTTGAGCGGCTATTCTGCAAAGATGGACGTTAGAAACGAGCCATCTGGTAAAATTTTATGCGCTTCAATAAATGAACAATCTGGAATAACTATAACTCCATCTACAGGAGTACTGGATATACAATTTAATCCATCTCAAACTAGAAAATTTACTCTGCCAAGTGCTGCTTATCAGTTACAAATTAGATCTTCCAATGGAACTCAAACAACAATATTAAAGGGATATATTTCTACTTCTTCGGCGGTTATACGATGACACATAATAATATATCGGTTGAAAGAATAGAAAACATTGTAGAAATAAATTCAGTAGGATTGCAGGGAGCCAGAGGAAATGGAGTATTGAATGGTGTAGGCTCACCATCATCTTCTTTAGGTGAAAATGGTGATTTTTACATAGATACTTCAACAAATAAAATGTACGGCCCAAAGACAGGTGGAGCCTGGGGGGTGCCAGTTAATCTTGGTGGAACGTATGTACATACACAAGGAGTCGCCTCAAGTACTTGGACAATAAACCATAATTTGGAATATTATCCAAGCATTGAAGTAGTTGATTCTGCGGGTACGGTAGTAATTGGAAATTACACATATGCAAATGTAAATACTATTATCGCTACATTTGCATCCCCTTTCGCTGGAAAGGCATATTTATCATGAGAGGTGAAATAAAAAATGGCTAAAAGATTTTTAGTTAGTCTAGACCTCGGCACTAATGAATTACAGAATGCCGTAATTCAAAACTTGCCTGCGGCTTCTGAGCCTACTGGCGTAAAGGGTCGGGTCTACTTTGATTCAACAAACAACAGATTAAAAATTTATGATGGTACTGCATGGCAACCATTAGCAATTGGAGGAAGTGCTGCATCTACTGTTACATTAGAAGGTGATGTAACTGGTACAGCAAACGTTTCTTCTGGAACAATTACCATTAGCACAACAATTGCTTCTAATTCTGTGGCATTAGGTACTGATACCACAGGCAACTTTGTTAATGATATTACCGCTGGTACTGGTGTTACAGTAACACATACACCAGCAGAAGGATCAAGCCCAACCGTTGCAATTGGTCAGGCAGTAGGAACATCAGATTCAGTATCCTTCGTAGGATTAACTCTTTCTGGTGATGCTGCTGTTAATGGTGGTGACGTTACAACAACTGCCACAACTGCTTCATTGTTTAATGCTAATGCTACAACATTGAATGTTGGTGGAGCCGCAACAACTGTATCAATTGGTGCAAATAGTGGAAATACAACAGTAAACAATAATCTTATTGTTACTGGAGATCTTACTGTAGAGGGTACAACAACTACTCTTAATACCGCCACTCTTTCAGTAGAAGACAATGTTGTTCTTCTTAACAAGAATGTAACTGGATCTCCTTCACTAGACGCAGGACTTGAGATAGAGAGAGGAACATCAGCAAATGTTAGTATTCTATGGAATGAAACATCAGACCTGTGGACAATAACAAATGATGGAACTAATTATCATTCAGTAGCAAGAAAGCATGTTGGTGACATTGCTGGAGATACCGCCACTACAGCGTTTGCAATTACGCATAACCTGGGAACAAGAGAAGTTCAAG